GGTCTACCCTGGAGTCGTTCACGAGTCGGAAGTCGGTCGCTGACTGCATGGTCGTCACGGACGGCGGGACCGAGCGGCTGTACGTTGCGTACCGGAACGGCCCTGGCGAGGTGTCGGCCTTCCTGACGTCGTCGTACGCAGCGAGCAGCGCCTACTACTTCAAGAAGCCGGACTCCGTGCCGATCGGGATGTTCTACGACAGCAACGAAGGGGAGCGTGTCGTCGTCGGTGGCGACGGATCCTTCTACACGATGGGCAAGTACGTCACTGACACCACCATCAAGACCAAGTTGTCCTGGCTCGACGACAACGCGACCGGCGGCACCCACGAGACGATGCCCGGCCCGGAGAAGGTCTACGTCCTCCCTGCGTGCAAGTGGCTCACCGGCTCGGTCCCGACTCCCCCGGACCTCTCCAACACCGACCCGTCCAACACCGACAAGGCGAACAAGGTCGCGCTCTACCTGACCGCCGACAACTGGTCTACGACCTACCGGGTCGTCTTCGACGGGACGGAAGACTGGTCGGAGTCCTGGCAGACCCTCGTCGGCCTGTCCAGCGGGACGCCGAAGGTCACCAACGAGTTCACCACCTCGACGGTGGCCACTCCGGGTCGCTTCCGCTCCACGAAGACGGACGCCGACGGACCTCTCATCGACCTGTACGGGTCCGGGGCCTGGAGGCTGGCGCCGTTCTCGAGCGTCCGCTGCTTCTCGCGCCGGTACCGGACGTCCAACTTGGCGCTCTCCGGGACCACCAAGATCGGTTGGGGAGGGAACGCTGAGACGACCGGCATCACGTGGGACTCCACCAACGACCGCTGGGTGGTTCAGCGGGCCGGGATCTACTACGTGGAAGCCACGGTCAACTTCACCTCGACGTTCTCTGGGGTACGCGTCAACCTTCAGGTCGTTCTCAACGTGACCAACCAGCGCCTCATCTCGGAGATCAACCGGATCGACAACGTCAACCAGACCCTGAGCGTCTCCGGCTTCGTTTCGCTGGCCGTAGGCGACACGATCCAGATCAACACCTTCACGAACGGCACGCCGACGCTCGCCGGGGCAGCGGACGAAGCCAACTCGCAGCGTATGCACGCTATGATCGGACTCGTGGGGGTGTAAGGAGTCGATGGTCTTGATGAAGTGGGCGCAGAAGCACGTTCCCCGTATCCGCATGCTCAAGGAGCATCTGACGGACGAGGTCATCGTCGAGGCTGTCTGCAACATCATGATGATAGTGCACGTCGGTCTCGGTCTCGCGGTGCTGGTGGGAGGGGAAGGACGGTTCAGCCCGCCGTCCTACACCCCCCTGATCGAGATGACGAACGGGCACGTTTGGATCTGGGGAGCATGGACGCTCCTCGCAGCAGGTGGCATGATGACTCCGTACAAGTGGGGTCAGGTTGCAGGACTGTGGCTCGGGATGTTCTGGATGGCCATGTGGGCGGCACTCTTCGGAGTGGCGACCTTCACCTACCCGGAAGCCAACGCTACGGCGATGATCGCGTACGGAGGATTCGCGGCGATCGACACAGCCTTGCTGACTGCCAAGGTTCTCGAGCATGGTAGGCGGTGAAGGGCTTGGACCCCACAGTACAGGTCGCGGCGATTGGTATCGTCACGACGTTGGTGACGACGACCGGAGTGGTCCTCGTCGCGATCCTCAACAACAAGCGGGAGAGGTCCGGGTCGGCTGAAGCCGGGGTCGTGATCGCTCTCCGGGAGCGCCTCGCTCTCAAGGACGAGATCATCCGGGACCTCCGAGATGACAAGTCCGAACTCGAGGAGGAGAACGAAGACCTGCGGGCTCGTCTCCGACGATGTCAGGAAGGGCGACAGCCATGACCGGGAACGAAGTAGAACGGATCGTCGAGCAGGCGAAGGAAGAGGGCAAGGACCACCCCACGCGGGCTGTCATGGTCGTCCTCGGGACGCTCGCCATCTGCGGGCTGCTTCTCACGATCGGGACGCTCTGGTACGCTTACCAGACCGGCCACGCTTCGTTCTGCCCGGAAGGGTACAATCGCCACTCGGTCGAGGTGGTCGAGAAGACGAAGAACGAGATCGTCACGATCTACACGTGCGTCAACATCAACTGAGAGAGGGAACCATGCAGAACTACGGCAACGACCAGGCATTCCCCGGCTTCGTGACGGAGGTCGAGACCGAAGATGGAGACGCCGTGGACGTCTACGACGGCCCGGCCGACCCCGAGGCCCGTCGGCACGTCGACGGGAAGCAGGACAGCGATGCGTGACACCGGCGGAGCCATCGACTGGTACCGGACCCACGAGGTCTTCCCGGAGTCTCTGGGCTTCGACCCGGACGGGATGTGCCTGCGGATCTGCCGTACGGCTCGCGACCTCCCGCCGGTCTTCCCGTCTGCCGTGGCAGCCCAGGAGGCCACTCCGGAGGAGTACCGGGTGCACCGTGTCCGCGACCTCCGTCGCGGCATGGTCCTCTACTTCGACGACCCGGCGGACGCCAACCCGTTCGGGCACATCGTGACCATGGTGGGTAGTGTCGTCGGAGCAGACCCGGACAGCCTCCGTGACATCCTGGTACGCACCAACAGCGTCGTGGCGAACGAGATCGTCGTGGTCCGGGCCGACTACTTCCCCAAGCACTGGGGCGACCAGTTCCAGTTCGGAGCGACCTGGCTCAACGGACAGGCGTTCCCGGACTTCGTGAAGCCGGAGCCCCGGCCGAAGCCCGGCCCGGCGATCGGGAAGAACCCCACGAACCTCAACGACGCGGTGGAGGCTCTCCAGAAGGCGATCCGCCACCACAAGTCCCAGGGACACGTCCGGCTCGTGAACGCGCTGCGTCGCGACCTGAAGTCCCTCCGCGAGACCATCGATCGCTTCAACGGCTGAGAGGAGGAACCTCATGCAGAAGTGGAACGGGAAGTTCTGGGCCGACCTCGGAGAGCGGGTCGGGACGACCGCCATCTACGGCGTCATCGCCATGCTCACCGCCGACGCTTCCGGCGTCGTCTCGTCGGACCCGAAGGCGTGGTGGGTCGTGGTCGGTCTGCCGACGGCGCTGTCGGCGCTGAAGGGCCTGGCCGCCAACATGGCCCAGGACGGCACGTCGGCATCGGTCGTCGGCGTCACGTCGAACACGTCCAACGTGCCCGGCTGACCCCAGCGGCACAAGAGAGCCCCTCCAGGACGTTCTGGAGGGGCTCTCTCGCGGTTCTAGACCCTGGGTGGGGTACTCGTATCACCAGAGGCGATCGAGGCCCGGAGAAGGGATCAGAAGCCGGTCTCCTTCAGCACCGGGGCGTCGGGCGTGTTGCACCGCTTCGGAGCGGAGCGGAACTCGGCCCCGACGTCGACCCACTCACCGCCGTGGAACTCGAGGTGCACGACCTTGACGGTGTCCGGCGAGATGCAGAAGAGCCGGGTCCGGGTCGTCGGCGGAACCGTCGGCGGAGGCTGGTGCGTGGGCGGCGTGGTCGTCGGGGGCTCCTCCGGGACATCGCAGGTGACGCCGTCGTTGTACGAGTAGTACACCGCACTCGGGTCGACACCATCCTGGTCGACGACGGTCACGGGACCGGTCGCCCGGTACTCGTGGGTGAGGGTGTTCTCCGGCAGCACGGGCTCCTCGAGGAGACCGGTCTCCAGGGTCGCCCACTCGGACCACTTCCCGTACTCGGTGTGCGAACCGACCTGGACCTGCTCGGTCACGCCGTTCTTGACGTACTGGTAGGCGGTCGTCTGCTTCCGCCACTCGTGGTGGCCCTGGGTCCAGGTCGCCTGCGTTGCGTTGTGCGGGCCGCTCTGGAGGACCTCGACGTCGTCGAAGGACCACTGGGTGGTGTTGCCGACCCACCACTCCCAGTCGAAGGTCTGGCCGGTGTTGTGCCACTGGCCGCGTCCGTTGTCGCGCTGCTGGATGACGCCACGGACCTGCTTCTGGTACTGGTACTTGGTCTTGTAGTCCGGCACCTCCTCCGAGGTGCGGGTGCGGTCCTCGGTCCCCCACTCCTGGTGGGTGACCGGCTCGGAGCCGTCCTCGGTCACGACCCAGACGGTCGTGGTCGAGCAGTCGTCGTTCTTCGTCTCACTGACGACGGTCGCCCCGGCGGGCACGTCGTCCGGAGACGACACGACGATCGGGCTGTCCTGGTTGCCCGGCTCCCCTGCTTCGGCCCGGCTGGCGAAGGACGCCATGACGAAGGCGATCAGGCCGAGGACGAGAGCCAAGGCGATGTAGTGGTTCTTCCTGGTACTCATGAGGCGGTTCCTTCCTCGAGGAGATCCCCGAGTTCGTTGAAGAGGGCTTCGACAAGCCCCCAGCGGCGACGGGCGACAGCCCGCCGTAGGACGCGCTCGATGGCGCGCCGTTCCGTGAGCGAGGTGCGGGACTCAGGCATCAGAGGAGCCCCCACCACGCGCACAGGACGATCGAGATGAAGATGCAGACGAAGAGCCAGCCTCCCCAGAGGACCATGCCGACGACCCGCTGTCCGCGAGGCGTGAGGTGGTCCTCCCAGTGGTACTCCTCGGCGATCTTGACCTTCTCCCACTCGTCGCGACCAGGCGGGTCCACGAAGTCCCGCTCCCGCTGAGTGGCGCGGTGGTCGCCCGTCTGGCGGTTGCCAGCCGAGCGACCTCCGCTCTGACCGATCGGCATCAGACCAGGCCGCTCTTCTTGACGGCCAGCGCGGTCTTGTGCATCTGCTTGGCGATGAACTCGCGGTGCTCGACGTAGCGCTGCATGTCGGTCAGCCCGCGACGACGCTCGATGTGCTTCTTCTGCCAGGCGTGCAGGTCCTCGAAGGCCTCGTCGACGGAGCCCTTGATGACCCGCATGACCTGGGTCACGAGGTCCATGTCCTCGCCGCCGAACTCCACCCGGCGAGTGAGACCGCCGGTGTTGGTCGTCCGGGTCGGGACGCCAGCGGCCTCCGCGATCTCCGTGGCACCGGGAGCGGTGACGATGGAGTAGTTGCCCGGGAAGTCCATGTGCTCGTAGAAGAGCGTCTCCTCCTGCTCGACGGGCTCGGAGGTCTCGGCCGGGGTGTCGTCCCCGATGAGGTCCTCGGGCTCCTCGACAGGAGCCTCGACGGCGATGGCGTAGACCTCGCTGCCCTTGTCGGTGCGGACGGAGAACGACCTGCCGGTCGCCTCGCCGATCTTGATGACGGCGTCCTTCTTGGAGCGTCCCGCTGAGGGGACCTCGACGCCGTTGACGAACAGGTTGTACTTGGCCATGATGATCGGTTCCTTCCGGTGGTTGATGGCCGGTCAGCGGCAGAAGCCGACAACCTCGGCGACACCGTTGTCGGTGCCGTTGAAGATGTGGTCCAGGGCGTCGGAGACGGCCTTGGCGCCACGGTACTGCACTGCGATCTCGCCGTCGTATCGGACGACGACGTGACCCGGGAACTGGCCCTCCATGTCGGCAGGGGCCTCGCCCATCCAGCAGCCGTGCTTCTCGACGAGCCGCTCGCCGTAGGTCTTGGACTCGACCTGGGCGGTGGTGACGTCGCTGTGCTCCTTGAGAGGGCGAAGGTGCTCGCCGAGGGCCTGGCCCCCGAAGAGAGCACCGAAGAGGAGGAAGACGACCAGGCCCTTGGTCAGCGAGACCGCGAGGGTCTGGCGGAAGGTGCGGGTCTGGGTCTTGAACATCTCGGTTCCTCCTTGGATCGTGGACCCCGGTGGCCCAACAGAATCAAAGATAGCGGACGATTCCGTCGGACGCTAGTGTTTTCGCAATCTCTCTAGAACTTTTTTCTCCAGACACAGAACACCAGAGCGTTCTGTGTCGATGGTAGTGGTCCTGGGGAGCGGGAGCCCCACTCCCCAGGAGATGGTCAGTAGAACTTGACGACGGCCTCGAGGTCGCCGTTGGAGTAGCGGACGGTCGCGGCCTCGTTGACCGTCCAGTTCTCGCCCTCGCGGACGACCTGGTAGGGGACGCCGGACTCGGCGACGAGGACGAGGGCCAGCGGGCCGGTCGCGCCGATCGCGGGCCTCCCCCGGTGGAGGCCCCCATCGCGTGGTTCAGGACAGGTAGGCGGCGACCGCAGCGGCCTGGGTGTTGAGGACCTCGGCGACCAGGACGTCGCCAGCGTAGAGGTAGGTCCACTTGCGGCCAACCTTGGCGGTCAGGGTGGGGACGGTCTCGACGACGTCGAAGGTGCCCGTGGTCGACTCGAGGGCCTCGGTCTCGTGCGTGGCCGGGACGTGCTTGGCGCAGGGCTTCCAGTCGATGTCGTACCAACCGTCGGTCTCCTCGTCGAAGTCCGCGTTGTAACCCTCGCGGGCCTGCTCCTTGGAGAGCACGTCCCAGACGTCCTGGGGGTCCTGGTCGCCAGCGAAGTTCTTGCCTCGGGTCAGGTCGGCGCAACCAGCGGCGTGGCCCTGGACGGAGCCGTCCTTCATGTTCATCAGGACGACCTGGAAGTGGGTGCCGTCGTAGGTGTCGGTCTTTGCGGTCATGTCGGTTCCTCCTTGGGGCTGGGCTCCCGGTGAGCCCTACAACCCCAACGATAGTCGCTTCGTCCGGCGGACGCTAGGGTTTCGCAGAAAAACTTTGGAAAACTTTCGACGGGCCTCTCCCAGCCCCATAGAAGCCCGGCCTGACGAGTTACAGCGAACGGACCTCCCCCGGCTGGGAGAGGCCCGTTCTCGGCTGCCTCACACCTCGGCGAGCATCAACTCCAACGCCCGGCTCTTGAACGCGGGGTCCAGGATGGCCCGCTGCGCCCGGCTGACGTCGGCGTCCTCGCCACGGGCCGGGCTGTAGTGGTCGGCCCACTCGGTGAGAGCGTTGTACCCAGCCCACGCCGTCTCGCGGATGCCGTCCTGAGTGGACGCCTCGGCGAACAACTCGGCGATCTCGTCGATCTTCTTCTCGGAGCGGGTGATCGCTGCCTTGGCCGCGTCCTCGCCGACGCCGAACTCGGCCTCGATGATCTCCTCGAACCGGGACTGGGTCACCGTGGTGTTGATGAGGCGCTCGGCCTCCTCCTGGAAGGCGTCCAGGTACTTGAACGAGATGTCCAGGGCCTCGCGGGCCTGGGCCACCATCTGCTTCTTCGCACCGCTCGTGTGGCGGATCCGGATGAGACCGGACATGCCGCCGTGGATGGAGTTGAGGACGTTGGAGCAGGCGTACCGGACCGGCATCGCCGCGACGGTGAACGACATGGACCCGCCGTGGCCGTTGACTGCCAGCAGCGAGAGGTCGATCGGGTCGACCCCACCGATCTGGATGTGGCCCGGCATCTTCATGGACAGGAAGACGATCTCCCCGTTCTTCATGGAACCGGCCAACTCGAAGTTGGAGCCGGACTCCTCGACGAGGGTGTTGAGGAACGCCGCGTGCTCCTCGTTCTGGATCGCGGAGTAGGACTCCGAGACCGGGTACTTGCCGAGGATGGCCGGGCCGGAGTCGGTGTCGCGGACGAGGTCGAACATGCCCTTCCGCTCGATCTTCTTGCCACCGACGAAGGCGTACGCCTGCGTCTTGCGGATGTTCCACCCGGCCAGGTGGCCCTTCTCGAGAGCCTCCTCGGCGGTGAAGGTTCCCTCCACCCGCTCGCCGAGCAGGTCGATGGGGGAGAGGTGAGCGGCTGAGACAGCGTGGGTGCTCATGTCGGTTCCTTTCGGTTCGGGGCTCCCGGTGAGCCCAACAAGAACGAGGGTACTCGCCCTCTCGCTGGAATACTAGCGATCGGCAGAAAAACTTTTTCTCAGCCCCGACCCAGGTCCTTCTCGTTGCCGAGAGTGGCCCGCTGTCCGGCAGCGTCACCGGCCATCTGGCCCCCGTGAGCGTACGAGGAAACCTGAGCCCCACCGTAGGTTCGGCCCGTGGAGAGGACGTAGCGGTTCTCCTTCTCGAACACGTCACGGACCTCCTTCTTCTTGTCCCGGATCGCGATCGACCGGCTGTCGCTGTCGTCCTCGTAGTCGATGCCGGCATCGAGGAACGCCTGCTTCTTGGCCTCCCGGAGACGCGAGCGAGCACGGTTGACGAAGCCCTGGTAGAAGTTGACGCGCCACACGCGTCCGTCCTCCACCGAGACCCACTTCCGCTCGGTGACGACGTTGCCCTCATCGTCCGTGACGACCTCGTTGCGGAACCGGGGCGGAGGGTAGGACTTGACCCAGGTGCTCCGGCCCCAGTTGGGGTCGCTCCAGTCCGTCCGCTGCCGAAGCCAGCCACCCTTCCCATCCTCGATGAGGTCCTCGTCCTTCTCGTCGTAGTAGAAGGCCTCGGAGTGGCCGTCCCGGCTGCCGTCGTGCTGGCCCCAGGCCCGCTCCTCCTCGGGGATCTCGACGCGGCGACGCTTGGGCTCTCCGTCGCGCCACTCACCGTTGTCACCCCGCTTGAGACCGGCGTCCGCCTCGGCCACCATCTGCGGCGCCAGGAGAGAGAAGAACTTCTCGGCCAGGTCCAGGTCGGACGGCATCCCGACGCCGAACACGTACATGTTCGAGCCGGAGATCGTGACCTCGATGTCGTTGGTGTCGCAGATGGCGATCATCAGGTCGACGAAGTGGGCGTTCTTGCTGGCCTTGAGCCGGTCGTGGCCCACCTTGAACGAGCGCTTCTCGGGGACCTCGACGCGCTCCTTCTTCACGGTGTGAGCGCGTGCGATGGCCAGGTCAATGGAATGGGCCTGAGACAGCGTCATCGCCCGCTCCATGAACGCCTCGCGCTCCGGAGAGCCCTCGTCGGCCCGCTCCGCCTGGTTGAGCAACTTGGCGATGCGGTTCATCATCTTGTCAGCCACGGTCCTGCTCCTTCGCGGGCTTGCCGGAAACGAGCGCGGTGACTTCGTCCCAGTAGTTGGCGACGCCGGTCAGCGTCTTCTTCTCGGTGGCGAGGGTGAACTCCTCCTCGGCCCACTTGGCCTCGTCCCGGAGGAGTTCGACCTCGTCGTTGACCAGGTCCTGGAGCACACTCGGCTCGAGCGCGTCCAACTCCCAGGACTCGTCCAGGCCCGTCTCCTCGACGTACCGGGCGTAACGAGCGTCCGTCTGCTTGGCCGGGTTCGGCGGAGGAGCGTACTGCTCGACCTGCTCGTAGGAGAGCGCGATCCGCTTGACCCGGAAGGGGTTCACGGTGCCGCCGTTGGGGTGGCCCTTCTCCTCGAGCCGGTCCTGCATCGAGGCCCGGATCTGGCCACGGGTCCAGCGACCAGCACCCATGTGCAGTCCGGCCCAGTCGCGGCTGAGGAACATCCGGAGACGGTCCTCGATGTCGCGGGTCATGTCCAGCCCGCTCGGGTCGTGGTCGCCGATGTGCAGGATGGTGACCTGGTTGCCGTTCTCGATGTGCCAGCGGACCCGCTGTGCGGCCTCGTGGACCTCGGAGATGGACGTGTAGCCCCGGCACGAGAAGTACGGCACGGAGTTGACCGAGCACACACCCTCGATCACGCCGATGGCGGCGTCCTTCTCCACCCAGACCTCGATCCTCTGGTGCTGGGGAGCCCACATGTCGCGGTGGTACTTCTCGGCCAGTTCCTTGAGGGCCTCCTCCGGCCCCTTGTAGGACTTCCACGACATGAGGTTGCGGGTGCGGTCGACGATGAAGTCCCAGTCCATGATGCCGAGCATCCGGGCGTCCTTCACGACGTCTGCGAGCCGGTCGTACTCGCGCTGCTCGTTCGGGACGAGGCCCCGTGCGACGAACTGGTAGTACAACTGGCGGATGGTGAGCACGAGCCCCTGCTGGGCGTACTCGGTGCAGATGTCGTTCGCCACCTCCATGGTGTGCTTGCGGTCGGCCGAGACCCGCTTGGTCTCGTACTGAGTGATTGCCATATCGATCAGCCCTCGTACCGGATCGAGTCGGCCTGGTCGGAGGCCCACGAGCGGACGGCGTCGAAGGACGAGCGCTTCGAGTCGTTCTTGCGGCCCGACCACGAGTCGTCCGCGCCACGGGCGACGATCGAGAAGAGGTAGGCCAGACGGTTCTCCGGCTTCTTCTTGCAGACGGACAGGTAGCCCAACTGGGCCTGCATCAGAGCCTCGGCCGAGGCGACGTTCTGGGCCTGGCTGACGAGCCGGTCGCCACGGAGATAGAACTCCTCCGGGTTGTTGGTGGACTCGGCTGCGAACTCGGCAGCGTCCTCGGCCATCGACTTGCGAGCGGCGACGACGGGAGCGATGATCTGGGCCTCGGTGGTCTCAGCGGTGATGTTCAGGTCGGTTCCTTCCGGTGATCGGGGCTCCGGGTGAGCCCCGCAACCTCAAAGATAGCGGACGATCGTCCGCCGCGCTGGTCCTTCTCGGAAAAAGTCTGGAAAACTTTTCCTCGAGACTTCGATGCCCTGCTTCGAGAGCGAGCCCAGTGCCTCTGGCACTTCACGACTTCGCCCGCCCGGACGCCGGGCTCTCCGCAGAGGACAGGCCCGGTTGCGTCCTGGCCGATCACAGAGGTGCAGTTCTCGTCGTTCACGGTGCCTCCAGCCACTCGTCGATGACATCCTTGGCAGCCTGACGGCTGTCCTGATAGGTGAGGAGTTCTCCGGCCAGGGTGTAGATGGCGAAGGAGCCGTCCCCCTGGTCCTCGAGTTCGTATCCCCGGTACCTGTCGACCTCGCCCTGGGTGCTCATGAGAGCAGGTCCTCGGACAGGGTCCGCCCACGGGCGTCGACCTTCTTCTCGGCCCAGTTGACGCAGACCGCTGCGACCTGGATGATCTCGTCCACGAAGCGGGGGTCGTCTCCGTGGAGTTCGAACGCCTCGGCCATCTCCTCCCGGAGGATGTGCATCCGGGTCGGCTTGCCGTTCTCGGCGGTCTTCTTGAACTCCTCGTAGTCGTCCCGGAACGTCTCCTGGACCTCCCAGGCTTCCGTCGCGGACGCGACCGGGGTCAGCCAGCAGACGTCCGGCCCGACGCCGTCCTCGATGTCCTCGTTGTGGCCGTGCAGGCCCACCTGACGAACACGCTCCTCGAACACCCTCTCGAGGACCGCGATGGTCTTGATCTGCCACTTCTCCCTGGCGAGCATGACGGTTCCTTCCCGGTTCACTTCCCGGCCTCGACGGGCCGCTCGTTGACACCGTACCCGGTCGTGAGGACGTACTCCCGTCCCTCCGCGATCTCCATGGCGATGGCCGTGGCGACGTAGTCGTCGGACTCGCAGCGGAACCGGACGAAGGCCCGGCCCCGGATCACTCCGGATCCGTTGACCTCGGCCGGGCAGTTCGCCAGCATGGTGGAGAGCAGCGCGATGGGGTTGGCTGCCTCGATCGACACGTTGTAGGTCGAGGTCTTGCGCAGGTGGTTCATCAGGACTCCTTCTTGAACAGCCGGGCGATGTCGGCCTGGGTGTTCTTCTTGCCTCGGTTGATGGACTTGAGGTTGGGCGGGACAGTGGCCGTGCGGACACCGTCCGGGGCGTAGACCACGGCGTGGCCGCGACGGGTGACTCGGACACGAGCACCCTGGTCTTGCGCCCAGAGGAGGAGCCGGGTGGACTCCCCGTCGAAGCCTCGGAGGTCGGCCCGCGTGACGTGGGGGATCGGCTTGCTCACGACCCCACCTTCTTCGCCTTGTGCTCCTCGTGGGAGCGGAAGGCCCGGTCGGACATGCCGGAGCGGGTGCTGTACTTGGAGCCGCACTCGCACTTGACCGTGTAGACGAACCGGAAGGCATCGCCGGGACGGTACACGCGGGTCTCGACCACGGAGTGGCCCTGGTCGGCCTTGCGGCGACGGTGCTTGGTGACTCGCATCTCGTTGGGCTTGAAGCCGTTGTAGGTGATCACGGTTCCTCCTTCGTCGGGGCTCCCGGTGAGCCCTACAACCCCAAGAGTACGCCTGTATCGTCCGCCGCGCTATGGTTTCGCAGAAAAACTTTGGAAAACTTTTCTCTACGGGATGCTGAGGTGACTCGTGACCATGTCGAGAGCGATGTCCCAGTCGTACATCTCCGAGGTCTCGACGTCGATGACGTAGACTCCGGCCTTGGACATCTCCGTCGCCAGGTTGCGCGCTCGAGTGGCGGTCGCTGCGATGAACTTCTCATCCTGCCCTGCACCGCGCTGGGCGAGCCGGATCTCCTTGACCATCTCGTCGGTCGTCAGGTGGACGATGAGCAAGTCCGTCGTGACGTCCAGAGCGTAGAGGAACCGGCGCACAGCGAGGGTGGCTCCCTCGGCGAGGATCCAGTCCGGGAGGTTGGCAGTCGCCAGCCACTCCTCGCCAGGGATGTAGGAGACCCGGTCCAGGCCGTCGGTGCCGGGGAACTCGTCCCGCATGCAGCCGAGGTAGAGCCCCGTGTCCCACCGAGGAGGATTCGTCATCTCGTGGCCTCGGAGGGTTATGACGGTGCCCCGGCTGTTGGGCTTGCTGTAGAGGTCCTCGAGCGGGCCGAGAGCGGCTCCGAGACGGTTGAGGAGTTCGGCCGTGAACGTGGACTTGCCGGTCCCGGCCCCGCCGATGATGTAGACGGACCTGGTCATGTTACTGCTCCTCGGAGATGAAGGGGTGGTCCGCCAGGCGGTGCTCGTAGCGGTGCTTCGGGCAGTCCCGACATACGTCGTCCCAGCCTCCGCTCCCAGCCAGATCATACAGGGTGGCGCGTACGACAGCGTCCACGCTGGGGTGCTTCCCTGAATGGAGGTCCAGGTACTCGAAGAGAGCCCACAAGTCGTCCCTCTGGTCCACACGAACGCCCCGGTAGGTCAGGAGCCAAGGCCGGTTCACATCGGCCCCCCGACGATCCAGAAGCCGGTGGTGCCGTCCCGGGACGCCCACCACTCCGGCTCGGCCTCGTTGAGGAACCGGACGACCTTGCCCTCGTAGGTGGGGTGCATCACGATGCCGTCGAGGGTCTCCGGCATGAGGTCGGCGTACTCCGCGAACCAGCCGTGGAGGGGGAAGTGCTCGATCTGGGGGAGCATGTCCTGGTCGACCCCGACAGCGCCCAGCCGATCCCAGAGCCACTCCGTCCGGTCCGGGCCGACGCCCACGAGCACGATGTGGTCCAACGCCGAAGGGTACTCGTCGCGGAGGAGCCCCGCCAGTCCGTAGAGGATGCCGGCAGTGGTGTTCCCCGAGCCGAACGGGATGACGAGGGTCTGGATGTCGAGCGGCATGTCCTCAACCTGCGCCCCGCCCACTGCGAGAGCGGCCTCGAGGGCTGCTCGAGAGGCGTTCGCAGGCGGGCTGATGGCATAGGGCACCTGGTAGGCTCCGAGGCCCTCAGCGAGCCTCTCGCCGTACGGCTGGATGACGCCGTTGTAGGCGACCCGGCACGAGGTGTCCAGCATGGCACCAGCCTCCACTGCGATCTCGATGGAGCGGTGCTTGACAGCGGTCTCCGGCTTGGAGGCCCCGACCACCACGTAGCAGTCCAGACCCATCTCCTCGCAGAGCGTCGCGGTGATCGCGGCCTGCGGCGAGCGGACGGACTGGGCGGTGACCACGGAGTCGATGTCGACCCCGAACTCGGCCGCGTTCTCCACGGCGGTCTTGATCAGGTGGCGGCAGAGCCGGTACTTGGCGCCGTTGACGCCGTAGTCGTTGCGGTGGAGGTCCTCCCGCTTGTACCACAGCCCGTTCCGCTGCTCCCACGGGGTCAGGTCTTCCGGTCCGTACGTCACCACTTCGGGTCCTCTCGCATCGGGAACGCGTCCGTCCGGAGCGCGTCGTCGAACTGGTTCTGCATGTCGGGGAAGTCCCACGACATCATGGGCACCTCGCCAGTCGTCCGGAAGTGGTTCTGCTTGATCGGAACCATGCCAGGGTCACGAGGATTCTCCTCCAGGCGGAGGTACCCCGGCAGGGTGTCGCGACGGATGTCCCAGAGCAGGTCGAGCGACCGGCCCATCCGGGCTTCCGCCTTCTTGATCCGCTGGTACATCATGTCGGCGTAGACGTTGGGGTACCGGCGGTTGGGCTTGTGCCAGGACTTGAACGTGCAGAGGGCCGACTCCATCGTGAGCCGCGAGACCGGGCCGAGCGGGTTGCGTTCACGGGCCTCGGCCAGCAGGTCCTCAGCCAGCCCATCCAACTCCTCGAACAGGTCGAGAAGGAACGGGGCCTCGGCCTGGTCACCATCCCAGCCCCAGGCACCCTCGTAGCCGTCGAGCAGGCAGAGAGCGTTGCGGTGGGACCGGCTGCTGGACTCCTTGAGGTACCATCCGTCGACGTCAGGGACGAACGGCAGGAGGATCCGGACGAACTCCATGAATGACCACGCCGAGATCCGACCCATGTAGGGGTGGGCCATGGCGAAGCGGAACGTCTCCTTGCCGTCGCTTGAGATGTCCCGCCACTTCTCAACCTCGGCGAACCCTTCGCCCACCCACCGCTCGGTGGCCACGCCGAACTTCGACTTCTGGTGGCGACGGTCGGTGTCGAACTCGAGCCGCTTGAAGTTGTCGTTGTAGAACTCCACGGCGTGCTGCCACGCAGCGGGCTCCGGCGCGGCCTCGAGCAGGAGCATGGACGTCACGACGTTCTGGGTGTTGCCGTTGAGCCAGGCCAGCCACAGCCGACCCTCGTCGTCGAGGTCGAACACGTCCGCGATCGCCGGGAGCATCGAGTACACCATGCCCGGGAAGTTGAGGTGCCGGAGGCTGAAGGTGTACGACCGCTGGAAGGCCTCGCGCCGGTTCTCCGGCAGGCGCCAGTCAGTCTGCGTCGGCGCCACGGTACTCATCGCTCTGCTCCTTCTCCCAGAGGGTCCGAGCGTAGGCGTAGGCGTACGGCAGCAGGCCGTCGACGATGCTCTTCTTGGACACGGTAGGCGTCCCGCTCTCGACGGCGCTGAACAGGTTTTCGGCGTCCTCGACAATCCTATCGCGGAGGCGGTCGAGGGGGAGGTGCTTCTGCACCAAGCCGGACGCCTCCTCGGTTCCGAGGAGGATGTCGTTCGCCGCGCTCGCCCGGTCGCTGAACTCCGTGACGCCAGGCCGGTCCTGGTCGGTCAGCCACGTCCGGTACTTGGCGAGGTAGACCAGCAG